TCCCATATCGGCGGGAGACTTACTACCAAGGACGTTATTAGCATATAACCAGAACAATCTGTTCTTTGTACTATATATTTTAATATTATTTTCCTTGGTTGTCAATACGATTAGAAAAAACATTTAACTTTTAGTGGATTTTATGGTATAAAACCACGAATACACCACCATATATTGTATTACTCCTTTCTTATTATTCTAAACTCTCCACGTCTTCTTCCGCCTTGCGTTGGAGCTTGGCCAGCTTAACATCAATAATATCGTCAATTTCTTCTCCCGCCGTCAGCCTTCTGCTGGCGGTATTTTTTATTTTTTAGGTTTATCGAGCTGCTTAATACTTTCGCTTGGCGTAGGCAATTTCTCTGGCATTGTGCCGCCGAGTTCTTCAATAGTTTTGCGAACGGTACGACCGACTTCGTAATGCACTTTGTTGGCAGCTTCTTTGCTACTGATATTCTCACGGCGCAGTTTGTCTTCTGCCTGCGTGATGCGGAACAGGTTCGCACCGAGTTCCACACTGCCCATGTGGTCTAAAATCTCTTGATTAGGTTTAAGCTTCTTGCGACGTTTTATATCGCCAGCGGTTTCACCGCCATAAAGTCCCATGTAACCGCTATTTTGGAATTTGGCGAAGTCAAGGTTAGTTTTTACGCCTGCGGCAAAAGCTGCATCAGCGAGAGCAACGTTATGCTGTTTGATATTATTTCGTGCTTCAATGCGAGCGTCTATTTCTTTGTTGAAAGCTTCTGCTGCTTCAAGGTCGTGGATATGGTCCGCACCGAGTTGTGCGAGCCACTGCTTGAATGGTTCGGCTTTAGGTGAGGGGATAGATTGGATAATACGCAGAATACCTTCTGTATTTGCGGTGTCAGTGAGACGCATTTTCCCGTCTTCTGCAAGCAATTTCAACCTGTGACAATTTGTCACGGTTTCATTACCTTCTGCTTTCAGTCTTTGCTTTAGTTTGCGCCAATAAGCTGATTTATCTGCACTGTCGGTCAATGCACCGACAACATCGACAACAGAAAAGAACCATTCTCCGGCTTCATCGTTCCAAATGGAGCGAATCTGCGCACTCTGAAACAATTTTATATCTTTCATTTTCATTCCTCACTTTCAAAATCTATTATCCTAAACTCTCCGCGTCTTCTTCCGCCTTGCGCTGGAGCTTGGCCAGCTTAACATCAATCAAATCGTCAATTTCTTCCTTGCCGTCAGCATCCAGCTGGCGGTATTTTTTTATGTGTGTTTCTTCCTGCTGGGTGAGGGAGAGAGGGGGAGAAGGGGCATTTACTGTTACTAGCTGATTACTGTCGAGCATTGGCAATAAAGCATCGATTGTAACGCCAGTAACTTCAGCTATTTTGTTTAAAGTTTCTATTGTTGGCGCGAATGCTTTCCCTGTTGTTGGATTAATTCCTTTTTCTAGAATGGAAATATATGCTCGACTTAAATTGCATTTTTCGCCGAAAGCTTGCATTGATAAACCTTGACTTTTTCTATATTGTTTTACGTATTCTCCGATAGTCATAATGAAATCCTCCTTATAATGTCAACTAGATTATACATTAAGCAAAGAAAAATGTCAAATAGAGTTGACATCAAGAGATAAATCTAGTATACTAGACACAACAAAGATAGAAAGGAGGAAAAAGGAATGCTTTATAATATTCGTAAGATTAGACAAGAAAACTGTATGACACAGGATGAATTGGCGAAAAAGGCTAATATTTCGCGTGCTACTATCATTAAATTGGAAAGTGGCGAAGAGATGGAGGTAAAAATTAGCACTTTAGAAGCTCTTGCTAATGCTCTTAATTGTTCCGTATCTGCTTTTTTAATGCAATAAATGTCTAGTATACTAGATAAAAACCGCCGGCGTGGCGCTGGCGGTAGGGAGGTAATGGCGATGAAACTTGAGCTTAGTTATGATGAAGTTTCGACTATTGTCGCTGCTCTACTGACTAAGGTTACGACCGCAGAGAGCAATGCGCTGGAATGTGCAAAGTTGGATGGCATGGAGAAAGATATTGAGTTTTGGCAAGAAAGAGCTGAAACCTACAAAAAGGTCTATAAGGTGGTAGAGGCTCAATTCGGACAGGCTGACAAGGAATACGAGCAGGCTGCTGCTGCGTTAATGGAAGAATAGCGTGGCGGCGCCCATGTTTACGCCGGACACACCGGCAACGCGCCGCGCGTTCAATCGCTTGGCGCGGGAAAAGATGAAACTGCGCCTGCTGGCGGATATCCGTATGGACCTCATGGTCTGCGAGTTGGAAGGCTGGGACAAGCTGGAGTATCTGGATGAGCTGCTGGCGCTGGTGCAGGAGCTGAGGAAGGGAGGTGTGAGGGATAATGCTGATAGATTTTAAAATTCATGACTCCAAAAGAGCTAATGAGATTTTGAGTGCTATTGCTGCAAAAAAACGCGAAATTGACGATTTATGTTTTGAATTGCGTAAGTGCATGGCGGTGGAAGCAGAATTAAAAAAAGGCAGCCACGACAATGGCTGCCCTGAAAATCAATGTGACTGCTTCAAGTAATCAATGATTTCGTGCTTGAAGTTATCCATAAGGTAGAAAGTTTCTCTTGCAAGAGTATGAATATCATCTTTGGTTGCTGATGTGCGGTCAGCTTCTTCATACATAGTACGGATGGTTTCGGAGTACTCTATTAAAGAGTTTGTAAGCTTTTTATCAAGGTCATTCACAGTCATATTATTTCACCTCCTGTCTGTAGCTTAATTATAGCACGGATATGGAGAGGTGTGGAAAGAAAGGAGGGGAAGGACGTGAGAGTTATCATTGAAGGCACAGCAAAAGAAATAGCCGAACTCCTGCCTAATTTAACACAAGCAGAAGTTCAGCTGGAAACTGAGAACATAAACAGCAACAATCAAGAAATGCAAATGCTTCAAAACTTGGTAAAAGCTATGGCTGAATATGCTGCTTCTCATTCAGAAGAGCAGCAAGCTGCTGAGAAATAATTTTATTGTTTTCAGCGATGGCCTTACTAGCCAATGTGGCTGCCAATAAGGTGCATACCGGTAAAACAGCTAAAGCTTTATCTGGAATTGCACTTTTAACCTTAGTGTAGTAATCGGTTAGTTTGCTTGTAAATTCCGGCTTATTGGTTTCTTGCGCGAGGAACTTCATTAATTCTTCGTTAGACATACCTAGTTGACACATATTATTACCTCCTTCCTGTAGCTTAATTATAGCATGGATGTGGAGAAGTGAGGAAAGGAAGGTGGAGGGTAGATGAATGGATAAAGAAAGACTTGTAAAGCAGTGCGTGGAGAAGTATTGCATAGACCATGATTTTACTAAAGCTAGAATTGCATGCTTAAACATTATTCTTGGTGGTCTATTTGGAGTGCTCTTTGGCGTGCATCCTCTGCATGTTTTGATAATTCTTCCAGTATGCGCTGTTGTTCTGGGTCTGATACACCAAATAGTTGATTTAAATATATAAATTTTGAGTTTTTCAAGTTGTTTTCAAGTATTTCAACTAAAATTTTTAGTCCTTCAACAGTTAATTTACTAATGTCTTCAAACGTGCCAAAATCATAGTTCTTCTTTGACTTTCTTATTTTGGAAATACTAGAGACATATGTAACAAAAGCCCGGTTGTAATTTAATACGTATGAAAAAAATATTTTATCTAAGTCTTTGCTGAAATGACTGTCGGTAAACTCTATAGTTTTAGCAAGATCTAGCAATTGGCTTAAGTTAATTGATTTCATTTCATATGATGAAATCCACTTTTGATTATTGAGAATTATCGTAATCGCTTTATGGAGAGCAATAAGACGAGCAGATATGCCTTCACAAAACTGTCTGTAGTTCGTATTTATGTTGCTTAATTGAGCACTGAACCATGCTGCAATCAACGCAATGACAAATCCATTACTCAAGAAAGTAGCAATGCTGTTAGTAAAACTGAAAAAACATTTTATTACTGTGTCGATATCATTCACAAAAAAACACCACCTATTCTGTTGAAAAACTATATATAGATTATACTACAATATATAGTTATGCGTAAAAAAGAGAAAATACAATATGTAGCAAAGAGGTGAGGAAACAGTGATTAAATTGAAACAAATAAGATTAGCCAAGGGCATTAGCAAATATCGCATTGCTAAGGAAACCGGAATGCAGTACCAGAGCATTGATGCCGTTGAAAAAGGTGGTGATTTAAGAGTGAGCACATTACGGAAAATAGCAAAAGCCTTGAATGTTGATGTTAAAGAATTGCTGTAACAAAGAAGGGAGGGTGAGTTATGGAAGAAGAAGGACTGCCGTTGGAGCTGTGGCTTAAAATCTATAATCAGCGTGAGAGCAGAGCCAATAAACAGCTTATCTGCAACAAGCTCTGTGCGGTGCTGCAGCTGACTAACCGTTTCTGCGACTTGGAGTCGCTGGAATACGTAGAAGAAACCGAATACGAATCGCATGTTTTTGCGAGGTTCTCCCATGGAAGCGGTATTGTGGTAACTTCAATGGACAATAGCTGGGGCATGATTGTTGATATCATCAGGCAGCTGCCGGGAGCGTGAGAGAGAAAAGGCGGTGGAGAGTAGATGAATGGAACAATTAAAAATGAAGTAAGTCAAGAGAAAATCAACACGTTAGGTAGTGTGCTGCTGCAGCTGGCAGAGGTGTGGTTTGCGGACCCGAATAACATGGCTGAATATGAGGGCCGGCAGGAGGCGAAGGCATCGTGAGTGCAAACCCTAAAATTACTGCAATTCATAATAAACTCGTGAGTGACTATATTGCCGTTACGCGGGCAGAACATGCTGCATGGCTTGACGAACGCAAGGCTGCTACGGAGCGTATGGAAGAACGCAGGCGGCAGGCGCTGAAATACATTTTAAAAAATAAGGATAAATAGCTATGGGAGCGTCAAAGCGTAGAACCATATATTGTAGCCGGTGCGGCAAGCCTTTGACGCATTATCATTATATGGTTGCCAATAACGGTGAAAATGGATTTGTTTGCGCGGATGACCGCCTGTGCGGTTCGCGGCAAAGATTTAAGCGCTTTAGGCCGGGGAAAAATAAAAGTAAGGTGCTGCAGAAGCATAAGGAAAGGTGGTGTGAGTAATGGCGTTAACTTCGGGCGAATATTATAACAAAAAAACTGGCGCGAGCTATCGCGTTGGTTGGTACATCAATAAAGAGGGCAAGCGCGTGTATTGCATTGGCGTGAAGCGTAAGGGCTCAGATAATTATCGCAGATGGCGTAGCCGTTCCAATATGGATTTTAAGGAATACAATAAAATCAAGGCTGTGCAATGGCTTAATGAAAATAAAAGCCGTTTTGGTAATATGATCGATGTTGGTTATAGAAGTGCTGAAAATTTTGTTGAAATCAAGGGATAAAAGAAGCCTATCGGTTGGCGCATATGAGCTTCAAAATGTCACGGAGGTGCAAAAATGAGAAGCATTTTAATTGCTATTATTGCATTGCTTATTGGCTGGAATAGCCATGCTATCTTTACCGAACCGGAAGATTATCGTCCTGTTGCGGTTACTGTTAGGGAAGGCGACACTTTAGAGCAAATAGCTTATCGCTTGAAAGAAAAATATAATGACGATCGTGACTGGAGATATATTGTATTTCAGGCTACGGTAGATAACCAGATTGGCGAATTTATTTATCCTGGCCAACAGATTATTTTCAGGGTGGTGAGAAAATAATGACTGCTTTGAAATATTCTGTTGAAACAGTGCATGCGTCTGACATTCCTGGTGTGATGGAACATGACTGATAAATGTTTGAACTGCCGCTGGAGCGCAAAGAAGAAAATAAACTTCTACCCTTGCAGGGATTGCGCTCATCAGCGCGCCGATAGTGAATATGATTTCTTTACCTGGCCTGAACACCTTAATATGTTTGGCTTTGCAGAACTAGTAAGGTGTAGGAGCTGCGGGCGCAAGGTGCATATGAGCTATGGTAAAAATGGTTATAAGTATGTTATTTGCCATTGTGGAAATCATTTGCAGGCTAAGGTTACTGTGGAGGAAATGATAAAGCGGTGGAACAATAAACCACCTTCTAAGACGAAAATGTGGAGGATTAAATAAGATGGATTATGTAAATGAACGTACTGGGGAAGTGCTGGAAGTTGAAAAGGTTACTTTGAACAATCTCAGTAGCGGCGCGCTCAGCCGAATGTTTACTAACGAACTGCAAAAGCTGACTACGGAACTTATCCCTGGCGGTAAACCTGGCTCTATTAATATTAGCGTTAAGGCTGCTATTGTTTTTAATGAGGCGAATGATGCTGTACTTAGGCTGGAGCCGGTGATAGGTACTAAGTATCCTAAAACTGCCGTTGAGGATTCCGAAGACAAAATTATTACTGATACAGGCGAAATAGTGCAGAAGATTGAACAGAATATGTTTGTAAAATAATAATGCTTATAGGAGGGCTGCCGTAGATATATACAAGCAGGCGCAGAAATAATTTCTGAAGAAGTATGGCAGCCCTGCTCCTATAAATTTTTTAGGCGGTGATTGTATGTCTGTTGAGATTGTTGTTTCTGCTGAAGAATTAAAGCAGACGATTGAATATATAGCGTTACTTGGCAGTAATGGCCCCGGGCGCAAAAAAGAGGACGATAATCAAGGCACTGGTTATATAAAGATTAGCGCGGTATCACCTCTGAAAAATAATAACTATATGCTGATGTTTGAGTGTATGAATAATGTGGAACAGCTGCGCTATCGTATGGAGGGGAAAAGCTACAAATCTAATGAACCGGTTGTTACTTATGTAGAAGCAAAGCGTATGATTGCGCTGGCTAAAACATTTGACGGTGATGTTACAATGGCTTTTGCTAAAGAGTATTTGGGACTGAACTGTGGCACCAGCAGATATAAAGTTAATAAGGTTGCTGCAGAGCTGCCTGAGCTAAAGATTCCTGCTGATGGTTCTATTACTATTAGTAAGGATTTTTTAGCAGATGCGGCAAAACACTGCAGTGTTGCTGTTGGCAAAGAATCTGCAAGACCATGGATGAATTGCATTCAGTTTAATTTCAGTGCTGATGGAAGAGCTGTGTGCTATAGTACCGATTCGTATAAGTTGGCCAGGTATACGTGCGACAACTCGGGAAGCACGACTGATATTAGCTGTTTAGTGCTTCCTAATGCTATAAATCATATTACTGATATGTGCGACCAAAATGAGGTAAAGCTTATTCCGACAGATAGCGCAATTTATGCTACAGCTGCTAGATTTGATTATATGAGCCGTGTAATGATTGGTAAGTTCCCGGATTGCGGTAGAATTTACAAAGATTTTCACGCAGTTAAAACCTTTGTAATTAACAAAGGGAAATTAGCTGTGGCAGTTTCCAGAGCTAATATTGTAGCTGATGATAAAGATTTTAAAATTAAGCTGGCCAGTGATGAAAATAATTTGTACATTGAGGCGAGCAGCGTTGCCGGAAACGGTGTTGAAGCAATAGCCTTAGAGTCGTTTGATGGTGATGATCAGGAAACTTACAGCTTATCAGGCATTAGCTTCAGCCGTCTTATATATGGCTGCGGCTCTGAAAACATTTCAATTTCTACGTCTGGCAAGCTTAAACCTTTACTTATTGGGCCGCCAAACTGCTCTAATAGCTACGTTTTGACAGTTATGAGGGCGTAACTATGGACGGCTGGATTAAGCTTCACAGAAAGCTGCTGACAAGCAAGGTGTGGCATTGCATGGACGCGGAGGGAAAGGTAATACTGATTACTATTCTTCTGCGTGCAAGTCACTCTATAACACGGTGGCAGATTACTGCATCTAAGACCGCCGCGCTCAATCCTGGCGAGCTTTTTATTACTTACCGTACTTTTGCCGTAAAGTGTGGTGTATCTACCAAAAAGCTGGGTACCGTCCTTCAGCAGCTTGCAGGATTAGAATTTTTGACAATGAGGAAAAACAAAGATGGCACTATTATCAGTATCTGCAACTGGTATAGCTATCAGACACCGGAAACACCTTTGGAAACACCTTTGGAAACACCTGCGGAAACACCTGAAAAGCAAGACACTGACTGCGGTTCGGGCACAAATACCGACTTTGTGGAAACGCAGATGGAAACAACTTCTGGAACACCTTTGGAAACACATAACAAGATATATATATTAATAAAAAATAAATATAACAAGACTGAACTGAACAACAGCATGCTGGCTGACGTTGAACTAAATATTGAGTTCAGGCGTGGCATTAAGCTCTTCCAGGATAGTTTCCCTGACAAGGCATTAAAACCAGAAGAGCGATACAACCTGCAGGTTATTGCTGCAATGCTAGGCGGTGAATGGATATTAAGATCAGCCTATGAACTTAAAGCTATAAGCCGGGAAAAGCAAATAAAAAATCCATCAAGGTATTGGATAGGGATTTTGCAGAACTGGCTTACTAACGGTATCCCTAACGACAGTAAAGGCAAGAATCAGGAATTAAACGACTTCTATCAGGGGGTGGGCGTATGGGAATAACTGCACAGGATATTTACAAGGCTTTTTACCGGTTCGACCAAAAGAATCTGCCGCTGCGCCGCGTTGGCGATGAACTGGTGAAGGACACTCAGGACGTAAATGCTAGAAAAAAATTTTGTTCAGAGCTTTTGGAATCGTTTGCTGATTTAGATATTAAAATGTGGGAAAGAATAGTTGGCATGGCTCTTACAGAATGTACGGAATATCCTGATTTGGATAAACTATATGAGTTCATTGAAAGAGCTGCAGAACCTGAACCGGCGCCGGCTGCTCCGGCTCCGGCAAAAAAATCTAAACAAAAACAAAGAACTGTGCCGGCGGTGGACCGTGCGGCAAAGCTGAAAAAAATGTTTGAAGCTGCTAAGCGTGGAGAATTTAAAGAGGCTGGTGCTATTATCCGGTCTAGCGGCCTTCCTGATGAAGCTATTAGAGATTATGCGCTGTATCATTGGCCAGACTGCAATCAGGAATGGATTGAAGAAAATAAGCGGAATATAGAACAGCTGATACTGGATGAACAGCGCTGCAGTAACTGTCCGGGGCTTAAACAATGTAAAAGATTTGGGTACCAAGATTGTGGCAATATTGATAAGTATACTGGCAATATTCGCATTATGATTACTATGTGCAGTCAAAGGATGGAAAAAGAAAATGAAAAAGTATCTTGATGATAATTTAGAAATTAGCGTTGTGCGTTGCCCTGCGGGTTTATACTTGATTAAAAATTTTGGAGTGCTGCAGAATCCGGTTGCAAACAAAGAGGTTGCTCAAAGTTTTTTGGACAGCTGGGCTGCCAAAAAGAAGCTGCAGGCCAAAGATGATTTGGATGTTGATATGTATAACAAAGCCTATAAAGAAGGATGCAGCTATTGCATTCGGTGCTGTGATGGCAAGTGTATGAGGTGCCATGATGCGGACGGAAAGAGACAATGAGGCGCTGAAAAGTTTGCAGGATTATAGGAATATAATTTTTGCCATAAGAATAAGACAAAAGAAAATGGCTAAACTTATCCAGGCGGCTGCTCCGGCGCAAAAGTTAACTACAAGCTACGAAATACATGAAGGAAGCTATCAGCCTAAAAGGTTTGAAGCTGTAGATGCGCTGGAGGCAATTGCACATAATAAACAGCTTATCGATAGTGGATTTGACAGGCTGGAGCAGGTTGAGAACGCGTTAGCGTTCTTAGAGGAAGAGGAGAGACTGTTTCTTGTAATGTATTATGTGGATGCTATGCCAATCAGCTACATAGCTAGCGCGCTTAACTATGCATCGCGCCAAAGCATCTATAATCTTCGGGAGAGGGCTGTCACAAAGTTTTCGCAAATTATGGGATGTGATTGCCGTGGATTGGACAAAACGTAGACACTTTCTTGCTTTTGAATGTGCTATAATGCTAGTAGGTAAAAGAACAGAACTTAATAACAAACAAGCATCGTGAAATTTTTTCACGGTGCTTTTCTCTTGCCCTTGACTTGGAGGTGATAATTTGCCTGGGAGAATGAAAAAGGAATGCAAGAAATTTGGCTGCCATAACCTGACTGATAATGCCAATGGATATTGCGATGAGCATCAAAAGGAACTATATAGCTACGATCGTAATCGTCTTAATAGTTACCAGCGTGGCTATGACCGCCGTTGGCAGAAATATCGTAAATGGTTTTTGGAACGGAATCCGCTTTGCGCTGTCTGCGGTGGAATAGCAACGGTAGTTGACCATATTGTTCCACATAAAGGTAATAGACAGTTGTTTTGGGATGAAGACAATCATCAGCCATTATGTAAGCATTGCCATGATGTTAAGACTGCAGCTGAAGACGGCGGCTTTGGCAGAAAATGGGTAGGGGGTAAAAATCTCTAGTGCTCCTTTGCTGAATACCGGAGAGCCCCTCGTTTGTACGAAAATGTCCCCTATCAATAGTTTTTTGAGGGATTTAATTAATAAGAATGGAGGTGATTGTTATGCCGACACCGGCTCAATCTACTAAGGTTATGCTGTTTAATAACGCTAATCGCGTTGGTAAGCATCGCACCTTGGCGGAAATTGAAAAACGTAAGGCTGCTGCTGAGAAAATGGCACGTGCCGAAGTTAAATTAAAAATACCGGCTTTTTTGAAAAATCGTGCCTGTGATCCGGCGTTGAAAATCTGGAAAGAGGTTACTAAGGAAGGCTTGGAAATAGGTCTTTTTGATAATGTAGATTCTCGTGTCCTTGCAGATTGGTGTCGCTATCAGGCGTTGCTGGAAGAGGAATTGGCGCGGAGCTTCCCGGACAACAAGAAGATTGACCGTTTGGGTAAGCTGGCTTTGTCTTATGCGGAAAAGTTGGGGTTAACTCCTACCGCTCGTGCCCGCCTTGTAGTTAAGCAAGCTAACAATAAGGAAGAGGACGAAACATTGGATGTGATGATGGCATGACAAATTATGAAGAGATGTACGTTACCCATCGCTATGCTCAGGAGGTTGTAGATGGCCTTAGGCGCGTTTGTAAAAAAGAATACCTTGCTTGCTTACGCCATTTGAATGATCTGGAACGGCAGGGAACAGAGGAGTTCCCTTATGTTTTTGATGAAACTCGTGCGGATCGCATTTTCGATTGGTTTGAAAATTACTGTTATCATGTACGCGGGCCTTTTTCCGGACAGCTTATCCAGCTGCTGCCGTTCCAGTATTTTGACTTAGGCTGCGTGTTTGGATGGGTACATATGGTTACTGGCAAGCGGCGCTTTTCTACTTCATTCAATCTGCGCGCTCGTGGCAATGTAAAATCAACGGAAATGTCTGGCATTGCCCTTTATGGCATGTGCGCTGATGCAATTTACCCTCCATATCGTCCGGAATTAGCCAAATTTGAGCAAATGCCTGAGGTTGAATGCGCTGCTGTTGACCGCGATCAAGCAAAGCGTGTCTGGGGAGATGCTCGACTGATGGGCGAAAAATCAGCTGCTATTTCAAAGTATCTCATTATCAAAAAAACCTATATAACCAGTAAGACGCGTTCAGGCTGGCTGCGTCCTTTATCCAAAGATACCAAAAACAAGGATTCGGGTGCTCCGTGCCTTGTCATTGTAGACGAATATCATGCACATCCTAACAGTGACGTGGTAGATGTTTTGCGGTCTGGCTTTGGTAAGCGTTACCAGTCGCTGATGTTCTATATTTCTACTGCTGGTAAGGATGCAGAAAATAATCCTTGCAAGCGTGAATATGATATTGCAAGCAAGATATTGTCCGGAGAAATGACGGATGAAAGCTATTTTGCTATGATACGTGAACTGGAAGAAGGCGATAGTCCTAGTGATAAGTCGTTATGGGTTAAGGCTAATCCTATTCTGCAGCATGAAACCGATTATAGTGTTTCTCTAATGGAACAGATTGAGCAGGAATATAATATAGCTTATGGAAGCAGCGACCCTGATAAAATTCGTGAATTTTTGACAAAGCGCTGCAACCTTTGGCAGCAGGACAGTGAAGAAAAATATTTAAGCTCTGAGCAGCTTAACACCTGGAAGAATTTGGCAGTACCACGAAAAGAGTTCCAGCAGCTTATTAAGGGACATAATCATCTTGCCGGCTATGACTTGTCAAAGAAGATAGACTTAACTGCCTATGGTGGATGTTGCTATCTTGCGGATGGCCGTGTAGCTGTGTGGGCACATGGCTTTATTCCTGAAGAAGCGGTGCAGATTCATGAAAAGAAGGATAATGTGCCGTATCGTAGTTGGATTAGGGATGACTGGGTAACAGAGACTCCTGGTGCTGTAGCTGATTATGACACTATGAGTGAATATGTGGATAACTTTATTGATTTTATGGGGAAAAAGCCTAATGAAGATTGCTTTGACCCATATAATGCAACCTTTTATATGATTAAGCTTGGAGAAAAGGGGGAGCGTACTCCTGTGGAGGTTCGCCAGAACACCCTTAGCCTTTCTGAGCCTACCAACTGGCTTAGAGAGCTGATTGTAAGCCGCAAGGTTGTACATGATGGTAATCCGCTTTTGACTTGGGCGCTTAGCAATGCCTATGCATATACTGATGGTAATGGAAATATCAAGTTATCTAAGAAAAATAAGGACGATACGCAGAGAATTGACCCTGCAGCGGCCTTAATCAATGCTCTAAGCAGATTACCCAAGGCACAGCCTAAACGTTCAAAATACGAGGACTGTGACCTTTCTGAATGGTAATGAGAGGAGGTGAAAGAAGTGCAATTTAGAATTCCGTTTACGGATGTAAGCCTGCGTATGGATTTGGGTAAAACAGATGGCAAATGGATGGGAGCTGACGAAGCTTTTGGCATTGCTGGAACTGGTACAGTGACTGAGGAAAAGGCGCTCAGCATTGATGCTGTTTATGCCTGTGTTAACCTTTATGCTCGTACAGTTGCCTCGCTGCCTTTAATTCTTTATGAAAAAGGCGGTAATGGAAAAGTGAGGGCAGTGAACCATCCTCTGTATAATCTTCTGCATAATGAGCCAAACCCTAACATGACCTCTCATACGTTTAGAAAAATGTTAGAGGCATCATTAAAACTTTGGGGTAATGCCTATGCATGGATAGAATTTGATAAGTATTATCGGGTTAAGGCTTTATGGCCCTTGCCACCTGCTAATGTGTTTCCTCAACGCTCTCGGAGAACAGGGGAATTGTTTTATGATGCTGTTTTATTTAATGACACCGTAAGACGCTTCAGAGCTTATGAAATGGTGCATATTCCTGGATTGGGGTTTGACGGTATCAGTGGACGTTCGCCCGTTAGGCAATTTGCGGAAACGATGGGATTGAACATTGCGGTAAAAAAATATGGCAATAAATTTTTTACTAATGGTGCACGCCCATCGGGTGTACTTGAGCATCCTGGCACATTGAGTGAGCAGGCGCAAAAGCGTATAGAAAAGAAATTTGAACAACGTTATTCCGGTGTTGAAAATAGCGGTAAAACCATTCTATTGGAAGAGGGAATGAAGTACCAGCAGATTGGCGTCCCTCCGGAGGAAGCTCAGTTTTTGGAAAGCCGCAAATATGGAGTGAATGAAATTGCTCGTATTTTTGGCGTGCCGCCGCATATGATTGCAGATCTGGAGCATGCTACCTTCTCCAATATTGAAAGCCAGGACATTAACTTTGCTAAGCATAGTATTGTGCCGGAATGTGTTAATTGGGAGCAGGAACTTATGCGTAAACTGCTCAATGACAAAGAGCGTGAGCGCTATGAAATAGAGTTCAATATGGAAGGACTTGTTCGTGGCGACCTGCAGAGCCGTTATCAGGCTTATGCTATTGGAATTCAATGGGGTTTCTTGGCACCTAATGATATTAGGGCTAAAGAGAATATGGGCAAGCTAGATAGTGGCAATAATACATATACACCACTTAATATGATTAGCTCAGATATGGCTGGCCAATATTGGCAAGCCAAAATTGAGAATCTTTTAAAGGACAAGGAGGTGAAAAAGAATGCCGAATAATAACCAAGATATGCTTTACCGCTTTCTGCGTATAGAAGGCAATATTGATGCTGCTGCCAGAACAGTAAATATTAGCTTTTCCTCTGAGGCTCCTGTAAGGCGCTATGATTGGAGTGAGTATAAATTTTATAATGAAATTCTTGGCCATGACGATGGTAATGCAGACCTGGTTCGTCTGCGGGAGCTTGGAGTAGCTTTGTTCAACCATGACCGTAATAAGGTTATTGGCGCTGTAATTGAACCAGTTCTAAATACTGCAGAGCATCGCTGCGAGGCAAAGCTGCGTTTTGATACCGATGAATTTTCGGAAATGATATTTCAAAAGGTAAAAAGTGGTACTTTGCGTGGTATTTCTGTAGGCTATGGCATTAACAGCTTTGAAGAGGTTGCCGATGGGAAGAAAAGTGCAGACGGTCGCTTTGTTGGCCCCTGCCGAATTGCCCGCTCCTGGACGCCATTTGAGGTATCAGTAGTAAGTATTCCTGCAGATACTAGTGTTGGTGTTGGCCGCGCTTTGGATGATATTCCAGAGAGTGAATTGGAAGAGTTCCGTCAATTTAAGGCTGCTAAAGAGTTGGAAAAAGAAAAACAAAGAAGACTTACTAAGCTGCAAAGCTTGGCAAGAGAATTAGATTTAATGGAATTGGAGTGTTAAAAATGGATAAAATCTTGGCAATGAAACAAAAACGTGCTGAACTGATTAAAAAAATGCGTGCTATGGTAGAAGCTGCGACCTCTGCCACTCGTGATTTTAACGATGATGAAAAGGCAAATTATGAACAGCTGCGTGCTGATGCAGCTGCTTTGGCTGATAACATTGTTCGTGAAGAAGAGCTGCGTTCTTTGGAAGGTGATATGCCTGCTCCTGGCGTAAATACACAGGCTCAGGAAAGAGATCTGGAAAGTGGTATTCGTGCTGCACGCTTTGTAAAAGTGGCCTTGCTGGCAAGCCGTACTCATGAACCTATTAGAGATGTTGCAGAACGTATGTACCCGGCTGATGGCCGTTTGCGCGAGGCTATGACTGAAGGAGTTGCTGGAGACGGTGGCGTTGCTGTTCCGCAGAATTTGTATAATGAAATCATTCCTTTGTTACGTCAAACTAGCGTAACCCGCTCCCTTGGCGTTACTAATCTGCCTTTGCCTAATGGCAACCTTACTCTTGTTAAGCAAACTGGTGCTGCCAACTTTAAATGGGTAGGCGAAAACAAACCTATTGCAAACAGCAAAATCACGATGGGTAATATTAAACTTTCTGCCAAAAAACTTTCCGGTATTATTCCCCTGTCTAATGAACTGCTTCGTGATAGCAGTTTAGTTGCAGACCGATTTGTTCGTGATGAAATGGTTGCTGGCATTGCGGAGGCAGAGGATATTACAGCTTTGTATGGTACTGGTAACGAAAATGCTCCTAGCGGCATTGTTACTGTGTGTGCTGATAATAAAATTGATGTAGGCAAGGCATTGACTGCTGATGTGCTTTATGAAATGGTTGGCAAGCTTATGGCCGTTAAGCTGACTAACCCTGCATTTGCATGGCGTATCCCTGGTGTGTTGTGGGCAACGATTTATGGTATGCAAAGCGCTGCAGGCAACTATATTTTCCGCGATGAAATGAAGGATGGTAAGCTGTGCGGTTATCCCTTCAAGATTGATAACAACATTAAAGTTGGTGATGATCTGAACGGTAAAACTCAAATTTTCTTTGGCGATTGGAAACATTTTTTGATTGGCACTGAATCTGCATTACAAATCAGCGTTTCTACTGACGCAAGCTATACTGATGGCAGCAAGTCTGTTTCAGCCTTTGAAAATGACTTAACATTGATGCGTGCTATTGTTCGTGAGGACTTTAACGTGCGTTATAAAGAAGCTTTTGTATTCGCTGATAATGTATTCAGCAAAGCGTCTGAGTAACATGAAGCTGGAGTGCGTTGTTCCTCCTGCTAAAGAACCAGTAACCGTTGCGGAGGTAAATGAGTTTTTGCGCATTGATGATGATATTGAGGACAATCTTGTAGCATCATTTATCAGTGCTGCAAGGATGTTCTGCGAGGAGTATCAGCATCAAGCGTACAATACGCAAACCTTGCGCCTTGTTATTAATACTACGGAATGTGGCAGTGAAGTGGAGCTGCCACGCTCCATGTATTTGCAAAAGATTACCAAGGTTGCTTCCAGGCTACCTGACGGCACTGAAACTGCAGTGCTTTATAGTACCGGTACAGGCGGTATTTTGACGGTTGTTAAAATTGCTGATGTTCTGCCGGCAGAGGGGGACGTTATTATTGAGTATATTACCGGCAATGATGACTTGCAGCTGGATAATGTCAAAATGGCTATTAAACTGCTTGTATCAGGCTGGCATAATAATAGGCTGCCATATAATGATAGTAGCAGGATGCCTGAAGAAGTTCCTTATGGAGTTAAAGCTTTGCTTAACCCGGGGAGGATAATGCTGTGAAACTTAATCCGGGAATGTTGAACAAAAAAATTGAGCTGCTAAGGTATGCTGATATTGAAGGGCCGCTAGGGACTACTAGCAAAGGCCTGGAACCTGTAATACGACATAAAATATGGGCCAGAGTGGAGCCTGCTGCTAATAGCCGTAATTATTTGGATGAATCTAAGGTTAAAACTGAGGATTTGTTTAAAATTACTATTCGCTATCGCTCTGGTATTGGCAATGATATGCTGATTCGTTATAAAAATTCTATTTTTGCAATTCAGAACATTAGTGACCCTGATGAAAGGCATGAGCTGCTTATATTAATTTGTTCTGTCAAAGATAGAGGCGATGTAAATCATGCATCTTGAAGAATATAGTAAATTATTGCAGTTGGCTACGAACCAATTTCCTTTGGAGCAGGAAAAGGCTCTGACAAGGGGTGCTAGAAAAATGGTTAAGGCCATTAAAGAAAGGACTCCTGATAGTGGCGTTAAGCATAAGCGCAAGCTGAAGAGTAGCTGGAAAATGGAAATTACCGGTTATACCGGCAAAACCATTCAGGCAGAAATTGGTTCGGTAGCTCCACATTTTCATTTAGTCGAGCGCGGGCATGTGATAAAGACGCGTGGCGGTAAAGTTAAAGGATTCAAGCAGGGAACTTTTTTTATGAAAAAAGCTGTTGAGGCTAATCAGGAAGGCATTGAGCAGGCAATGATTGAGGCGTTATATAAAATGCTGAAAGGAAAACTTGATGGCTGATATTGTTAAATATAGTGAA